AAAATAACGTAGCACGTGTCTGTTGAGTTTAATGCTTCATCAAAAGTAATTGTTGCACCGCTTACAGTGTAAGTCGTTGTTGGTTGTTGTTGAACGTTGTTGATAAAAACTTCTAAATCTTCAGGAGAAGAAACGGCTTTACTTAAACTGTAAAGCGTACCTCCATTACCCGTGATTACTTGAGAAGTTGCAGCACTAAAAGTTTCTTTGGGTGACTGTCCTAAATATGGCATCAGCTAGTAATCTCCATTACGCCCATGACAACGTCTAGGCTGTCAGCAGTGTCTGATTTAAACTGTAGGTCGTCGTTTGCTTGCAGTATGTATTTCTGACCACCCATGACTTCGAGTGTGGCTCCTGATAAAATCTGTACGTCGTTTAGTATTAGTCGGTGATTTGCGTTTGAGCTTCCGTCTGTACCCCCAACTCGGAGTACACAGCTAACTTTGATTGTTCCTGTTGTCCTGTTGCAGAGCGCTACACCCAAAACAACTGTTGCTGTTAGGTTTGCTGCGTTAGCGTCATATACCGTAACAAAAGTTGAATCTACTTTTTGTGCTGTCGCATTTTTAAATGTATTTGCCATCTAGTTCTCCTATCACCCAAGCGCAATGCTTAGTGCAACAGCGTCGTCTTGTGTCGCTGCTAAAGCTGCGTTTATTTTTAAATTCTTGTTTACGTTCCACGTATCATCCGTATTTGCGTATGTTAATGTTGCGTCTGTACCGCTTCCAATCTCGACTGTAATCCCAGCTCCGTTAGAGGCTGCTGCATTTGCAGAACCTTTGGCGACAGTAATGTTCTTATCAGTCACATCCAAAGTAGCAGAATTTACTGTGGTTGTCGTACCATCTACTTGCAAACTTCCCTTGATTTGAACCAAGCCTGTGTTGTCGCCCACAGCTGCTGGGTCGATAACAAATGTAGCTGGGCCTCTAAGCTCACCGCCAAGAGTTACGTTATTTCCAAAAGCATTTGTAATTCGAGCATCTGCTCTTGAGTTTGTGAAGTATTGGTTTGTGCTTCCTTCTGGTAGATTGTCGGTGTCATAACCTGTAATAAATAATACAAAAGCAGAACCGTTATAAACCTTCATCTGTGTTGCAGACGTGTCATACCAAAGGTCGCCTGTAGTTGGGCTTGATGGAGCAGAGCCTCCAATAAAGTAAGTGTTAGCAAATGAATTTACGTCTGTGACGTTTGCTGCAACTGTGTTTACGTTAGCAATAGAACCAGCGACTGTGTTGACGCTTGCGATTGAACCCGCAGTTGTATTTACGTTACTTATTGAACCCGCCACTGTTGTAACGTTTGCATTGTTGGTTGCTACAGTTGTGACATTTGATGCTATTCCAGCAACAGTTGTAACATTTGTGTGTATGTTTGAAACAGCAGTTACGTCTGAGGATATTGATGCGACTGTAGCAATGTCGTTGTTTTGTGTGGCAATCGTGTTGCCCATAGCATTGCCGTGCTGGGTACAATAGTAAAGAAGCCCTGATGCTGGAGCATTGTTTGGCACAGCAAATACAACTGTTGCACCAGCCTGACCAGCAGTTCCATTTACAGTTACACCTGTTGTGTAAGATGTAGAGCCGTTCTTAAATGCTAGAGGGTGTGTACTGTTAGTGTTGTCACTTACGTCAAAAGTATATGTGAATCCACGAACTAGCGTAAGTGTAGGATTAGTTGCCCCATCTATTGCAAACTTTTGACCACCAGAGTTTACAACTGTAACAACAAACGTCTGTGTGCCTGAGAATATACCAGCAACAGTGTTTACGTTGGCTATGCTGCCAGCAACAGTAGTGACGTTAGAATTTATACCAGCGACACTATTAATGTTAGTTGAGTTTGCGTTGACGGCATTAATGTTCGTAGCGTTTGAGTTTACGGCAGTTACCGCAGACGAAATACCAGCTACGCTTGTGACGTCAGACGAGATTCCAGCGACTGTGGTTACGTTCGCATTGTTAGTTGCGACTGTTGTAACATTTGCTTGTATACCAGCGACTGTAGTTACGTTTGCATTGATTCCAGCTACTGTGTTTACGTTAGCTATGTTTGTAGCTGTAGTGTTGACGTTCGCAATGTCTGTGGCAACGGTGTTGATGTTTGCAATTCCATTGGCAACTGTGACTACGTTTGTAGATGTCGCCCAGAACTTTGCTGAATACTCTCCTGTGTTTCCAACTGTGCTGCTTGTCTTGATAGCCCAATCCTTGGCAGAACCAGTGGTGGTGTCTACACCAGTTCCGCCAAGAGCATAGGCCTTCGAGGAGAACTCTGCATTGTTTGCTGTGCCGTCTGTTTTTATCGCCCAGTCTTTTGCGTTACCCGCATTGGCTGCGCCTGTTACACCTATGCCTCCGATAGCCCAGGCTTTTGCACTGTACTCTGAGCCCGTTATGGCTCCGTCTGTTTTTATGGCATAGGCTCTTGCTTCGGAAACATCAACTATCTTTGTTGTATTGCTGCTAGATGTAAAATTTGATTCGCTAGAAAAAGTTTGTCCTGAAGTTAGTCCGTGTACGATGTACACGTCCTTTACACTGTCAGTGACTACATCAAAGTTTTGATATGTTGTTGATGTGCTAAATGTGCCTGTGATGTTAAAAAATGTTGTAATGTCTACATAACCAGTAGATGCGTTAGCAAACTGGCCTATACGAACTTGTATCTTGTCTGTGGCTGGGTCGAATCTAAACTCAAAGTTGGTTGAACGAAATACACCTGAATTATCAAACAGGTCGTCAATCATATCGGGAAGGCTACGTGTACCCTTCTCGGTATTCTCCATGTACGTATCTAAAATGTGTTCCCCTGTTTTAGAGGAACGGAATCGTATCTGTTCGCCTGTTGGTTGAGTTTGTGCCATTAGTTGTAATACCCCAAATCTTTCATCAACTGTATTAGTTTTACTTTAGTAATCTTATACTTGTCGTCCTGACCAGCTCCTTCTAGTGCTTCAATCTTTTTTTCTAATTTTGCTATGGTTTCTTCCATAGACGTCATCTTGTCTTTGATTGACTTGTATTCAGACGTCCTTGTCTTGTTCATTTCCGCAAGCTCTAATCCCAAGAGCCTGTCATTCTCCTCCACCAAGTCAACTATCTTCTTGTCTTCAATGGAGGCTTTGAGTGCTTCTACCTTGCTCATTGTCCTTGCCTCTCTCTAAGTGGAATGAGATTGCCCTTCTGAACTTCTTGCTGGACGTTCTCATTCGGTTGTACTGATGCACCTCGCATCTTTTCCATAAGCTGCATTTGCTGAGATGGGCTTGGGCCTTCTTGTGCCATCTGGTCTTTCGAGATACGGAACCTATCCATATCTGTAATGCCCATAGCTCTAATGGCTTCTTCAGCAATCTGACCAGCGTTGTATTCCATGTTCAAACCTGTCTGCGCCATAATCTGTAGCATGTTCATCCATGTCTCAGCATTACGTGTTGGTTCGAGTGGTAGTGTCCCATCAATCACAAGGTAATCAATATCGCCTTGTAAATCTTTCTGCACGTCAAAGTCGAGATAGCCGTCATCTACCATAGACGCTAGCTGATTTGGCATTTCTCTTTCGTCTACCTTGACTGAACCTTCCATAGACAGACTATCTTGTATGTTGGCAACCATCATCCGTACCATAGGTCGGATGGTGGTGGCAGACATTACACGTGCTAGCACACCAAGACGTTGTGAGCCCAGTTGTGTTAGACGTTGTATTTCTGTCGCCGTTCGGATGCCGTCTGATGTTGGCATGCCTTGTTGTGCGTCGGATGCTGCCGATACTCTCTGCTTGAGTTCTGCCATAGCAGCAATGTCGTTGAAGTGACCACGGGTTACGTCTGGAACCTGTGCAATAAATACACCGTCCCCAGGCTTTGTCCCTGGCAATGTTCTGACAACACCCCAAGGATTCCTGTCGATTAGGTCAGGAACACTTACCTGTGTTGGGTCAACAAATATAAGATTGTTGAGCGCTGCACTAATGTTGTCGATACGTGAACGCATAAGGTATGTGGCTATATCGTGCATCGGCAAGATAAGGTCGTAGAGTGATTGACCATACGTCTTGTGCGAATCTTGATATAGACCACCGATAACAGCTGGCATCTGTCTGCCGTATGGGTTGAGCTGGAATCGGATGACTACGTTTTCGTCTAGTATTGTGATGACTAGGAATATCTGGTCGATTGTAGGTATGTTGATTTCGTGACCAGATAGACGTACCCACGCTTCGTCTACCACTCGTGCGTCGCCAAGTGTGAAGTATGCGTGGTCAAATCTTTCTCTTTGGTTTGGTGCAGACGGGTCTATTGATAGACCTCTGCCTTCTTCCCTATGAAACTGGTGTGCGTTCCAAGCGTTTCGTGGTGGTGAAATCTTGTGACGTAGGGCTGGGAACATCTTTAGCTTCGGATACATTCCACTGTATAGAAGCGAGTTGAAGCTGACGTAGTCTGAGAAGACTATGTACTGCATGTTGTCCCAGTCACCCCAGTTTACTCGTGGGTCTGGGAAGCAGCGCCTTGGGTCAAAGTTAATCATACGATTTTGATTTGTCCCAGAGTCCCAAACTATTTTCGTAGGAGCGAACCCGTAGCGTATGCTATCAAGGAGAAGTTGGGCGAGACGTGCTTCACCAGCCGTCCTTCGCATCTGCTGATGCAATACTCTTTCCAGAATCATAGATGATTGTCTGGACTTTCTGTTGAGACCTTCAAGCTGAAACATCGGGTTTCTGCCTGATAGTGCTGCCATCAAGTATGTAAGAACCGTATCGGCGATAGCTCTGGTATCGGCGATTACAGCTTTTTCTCTGAAATCTGTAGCGTCTGGTGGTACGTAAACATCATGGGCTCGGTCTGCTTCCGTCCAATGGTCGTACCTTTTTCTAATTTTAAAGTAAGACATATCGACCATAGACTTTACGTAGTCTACGATTCGTCTTTCTTGCTCGTCTGACAATCGGTGGGATATGTCTTGATAGTTAACTAAGTCTTCTGCAAATTCAGAAAGGTCAACAACCACACCTTCATTCGGGCCTGATACATACTCAGCGTTTCTGTATCCAGAACCAGAATTTATTGTCGTTCTACTTTTTGGGCCACCTACACTCATAATCTAAACTATACTTTCTGTTATTAACTTGGTCGTCCTTAAAGACCCCAACCTTTCCATTCGTGTGCTTTTTTATCAACTTTTCTGGTCAGGGAGTCTCCAAGAGCTTTTAGGTTAGCGTTGTTCAATGACTGTGAAGCATCTGTGTGTAAGCTCCAAGCATCGGGCGAAATGGATGTTCTTGACAGAACATCAACAGCTATTGTCATAGCATCAACTTGGTCATCATGGTTTCCTCCAGGGAATGTTACTGTTTCGTCTATGAATGAATCTAACCATTCTGCCTGTTCTGGAATAAAAATTCGTCCCCCTTCTATCAAAGGCAGTATAGCGTTGACTCTGGCTACCTTGTCATGGACTACCTTGTAAGGGATTACAGACATACCGCTTTCACGTTTTAGTTCTTGTAGTATGGACTGACCAGAAGCTTTGTCTTCTATGTACATGGCTCGCAGTCCCTTGCCTCGCCACTTTGTATTTAGACGGACTAGCATTTGTTTTAGTTCTGGGAAATCGTACTTGCCTCGTATGATGTCTACTATGTATATGTCGCCGTTCTTATCCATGCCAGCTACCACGGCTACACTGTAGTCAGCTGTTTCTGTTTTCTTGAAGGCTGTGTCGACACCGATTACTAGCGTCATAAAACTTTCTGGTGACAAGTCTTTTGGATATTTTTGCCACCATTCTGTTTTGATGATGTTACCGCCCTCGATGTATGGGCGCTGCTGGTACAGAGATGCGAACTCTCTAGGGTTGAGACGTTCACGTCTCTTGAGGTCTTCAAGTGTGAAGCGTTCAGGCCACAAAGATTCCTCTTCGTGAATATCGACTGTACGCTTGCCAGGAGCGAGTTTAGTTAGTTCCCCTGGTTCGATGTACCTAGAATCTGTTTCTGGTAGCTCACGACGGCTTATTTTGCCACTACGGACTGTTTTAATTGCTTGGAAGTTAACATGCTTCCATCTTCCCTCTTCCCAATCCTCTGTTTGCTGGAGGCGTCCAGCTAGGTCATCAGGATGCCAACGGGTTAGAATTACTATTTGTTTTGGTCTCGTGCCGTTCTGTTCTGGCTGGAGACGTGTGGCTAGTGCTGATGTGTAATAGTTCCATGTCTTGTTTCGCTGAGTCATAGACTCGGCGTCCTCACGGGATTTTACTGGGTCATCCACTATGAGAAGATTGGCGGGACGACCAGAGGTCGTACCCCCAATACCTACAGCAAAGTATGCACCGTTATCTTCGGTACGCCATACGTCTGCTGCTCTGCTGTCTTGTGATAGTTTGAAGTCAGGGAAGGCTTGAGGTATTGCTTTGTCTTCTACCACCCCACGTATCTGTCTGCCGAAGTCTGTAGCGAGCTGTGAGTTGTAGGAACAAGACATGACGTAACGAGATGGGTTACGAGCCATGAAATATGATGGGAAAAATATTGTGCCGAAGGTTGATTTGGCGTGACGTGGTGGCATTGTGATGAGAAGGTTGTCAGCACCTAGCTCACCTTTTTCTAAATTATCTAATACGTCTATCAGCTCTTCTTGAAAGCTGGCGAGTTCCCAATCAGGCTGCATAAGTTTTACGAAGCCACGGAATGATTCGCTAGCGTCACGTAATCGCAGTAAATATCTCGCAACTTCCTGTTGCGTTGGTTTAGCCAAGGCGTTTCCTTAATAGTTGGCTGGACTTTATTTCGTATTTGAGCCCAGAGTCCACAACTGTGTCTGCCATTACAGTAAATAGGTGGTCAATGACCGCTGCTTTACGTTTTTCTGGTGGAACGTTCTGTAAATTAGCCTGTTTCATTGCTGAAGCAAACTGTTCTAGCGTTATTCTGGACTGAATTGCGTCCTTTCTTTGGTTTTTAATTAACATCTTCTACGTATTCTCCTTCAATTTGTTTGGCTCCAGAAGCAATCTGCTCCAATTCTGCACGAGACATCTCGGTTAAGTTCTTAATCTCGTGTTCGTGCTTGTGATATGCAGCGTTTAGGTCTGGAACTACTTTATTTAGTAGCATGCCAAAGACTCTTGCCTGTGTTGGCGTCCATTCTTTGCCGTGCATCACTACTTCATTGGCTATTACAATCTGGTCTTTTACATATTGCGCTATATTACTACGTATTTGCGCTGATTGCTGGGGCGTTAGTGGCTTGTTTTCCACTGTAGCCATGACTGTTTTCATATCTTTCACGCTTCCTTTGGCTGTTCGGCACTCCCAGGAACAGTATTTAGCCCTATCCATGTGGCTGGGCTTTACATAAAAGTCCTTTTCGCACCGTTCGCACTTCTTTGTACTTCTTTTTTCAGACGTTTTCAATTTTTGCTCCGATTATTTGTTGGGTAGGGGAGGTGACTATCTACGTTACATGCGCGCGGGCGGGATACCCCCCTCCCCCTAGCCTCGTCTTGCACGTGTTTCAGGCACAAATCAGTCACATAACGCCTGTAAACCCTTGTAAACAAGGGTTTTTGACTCCCTATGTAGGGGTTTTTCCTACGTGTGCGTGCTAAAATTTTCAATTTTAGCCTCGGTAGGCTCTGAACAATGCCTGAAAGTAACGCATGTGTAATCATTTCAGCAGTTTAGACGGAACGAGACGGCGAGTCGTCCCTCACGTGCGGTTCCGAAGGAACTTTTATGGTGAGCCGATTTTCTCGGTTCAACCTCGACGTGTTCTGTGCGTAACACACGAGGGTTTCAACCAACGCACGAGGAGAACTCACATGACACATGCAAACACAAACCCATCAGCTACCGAAGTTGCGAAGCAGTTTTCCACGACAAAGTCGCAGAAGGTGAAAGCTGAACTCGTGGCTTACGTGGAAGCGAAGACGAAGTCTTCCAAGCGTAAGCGTTGGGGCAACTTGCTCAAAGCCCTAAAGGGCAACGACACTGCTCGCATCAACGCATACGCTGCGACTGGCGACGAGGCAAGGGTTGCGTGGGCAAAGGTTGCTAAAGCAACCCCAGCCAAGCCGAAGGTATCGGCAAAGCCGAAAGCGAAAGCCAAGGCAAAGCCGAAGGCTTCACAGCCGAACCCACTGTCCGACCTTGCTTCGCAAGTGAACGGCATGGACGAGAAAGCTTTTGCAAGCTTTCTGAACGCACTTGTGCAATTACGCAAGTAAGCGAATCAAAAACCTCACACCCTCACGGGTGTGGGGTTTTTTTTTGGTCTTTTTTTTCATCAACGCATACGGAGGATACCATGCGAAAACAACGACACAACGACTTCGTCGAGTTACTTCCACGAACGTCGATAACTAACACACGCCTACGACGCAAGAGACTAGGTCGACTACTACGTAGTTTCGGCAAAGCTCTCGCATACCTAACGGCTTTCATGCTCGTCTACGCACTGTTCATGCTCGTGATAATCGAGTGGTTTAGTGGATGTGGCGAAGTCATCTACTACCCTGATGGCACGTGGAAGAACGGCGAGTGTGTCTTCATCCCATACGAACCCAAGTCAGGCACGTGGAAATGATGTGGGGCGACGACTACTACGTGGCGTCTCATCCGAGAGGATGGGGCGTCTACCATGCGAGGTCTGGACAATGCGTCTACTACTCACGTGTGAAGTCACGTGTGGAAGACGAGTGCAGACGAATGAACGGCAACGACAGATAGGAGGTCAACATGCCAAACTGGTGTAACAACTGGGTAAGCCTTACCCACGACGACAAGTCGAAAGTCAAGGCGTTAATCGAGGACATGCACAAGGGCAACTTCCTCGCACATTTTCTGCCCGAACCCAACTACGACGGCACAATCGAGGTCAAGCCTACGTTCCCTGAAATCAGTGGCACAAAGCCAGTGGAGATATCGCAAGCTTGGTGGGATTGGCGAGTGCAGAACTGGGGTACGAAGTGGGAAATCAACCTCGAAGAGTGCAGTTGGGAAGACGGAGTCGAGGACAACGGCGTGTCATTCGGATTCGATTCTGCGTGGAGCCCACCAATCGGAGTGTACGACAAAGCACATTCGCTCGGTTGGAAAGTATCAGCCACGTACGAAGAGGGAGGTTGTGACTTCGTTGGCTACTACGAAGACGGCGAGGACACATGTATCGGCATGCAAGAGTCGTTCGAGGACGGAACAATGCCAGAGTGGGCATTGGAACAAGTCGGCGAGTATCTGTTCCAAAGCATGCTAGACGACGAACGCATAGACGAAGACGGAAACCTACTCGACGAAGACGGCAAAATCGAGAAAAAGCACGGCGAGTGGGGGTGCGTTAAGTTCAACGAGGGAGAAATAAATGCACGGAAGTGATAAGGGAGTTGTCAATCGGTGTCTAACCTGTTATACATACGATATGACAATCTTCTATACACGACGTGCGTTTATAAAGGAACTTTTATATCGAGGGGCAAATTCTTCGGAATCTGCTCCTCGTTTTACTTTCAACTTTAACATTACACGAGGTAAATATGACGACACTTCAAGACGCTCTTCGTGAGGGAGACTTCACGGAAAGACGAAAAATGGTTCGTGATTTGGTTACACCATTTCTCGAAACATGGCATCCAAATGACATCAAGCATGCCTTCCACGATAGTCCTATCGTTGGCGACGGCGTTGAACAAATCAATCCACGAGCAACATACACTGGCTTACGTGACAGCCTAGACGTCGAGACAATGGTTGGCATCATTGTTGGCAAGGTCAGTTCAAACGCAGTGCTTGATGCCATACGTAGACCAAACCACGACGGCTACCCTACCACGAGTAGCAAATCCAAAACTGGCTACATATTCGGACGACCACGTACGTTTGACGACAAAGCGTACGAAACTTGCCGACTATCTGCTTTCACTACAACAACCGAGGAGGAACCCATGAGTGAAGTATCCACTAACGTCGAGGACTATGGACTCGAAGAACTGTGCAACGTACACGACGACTTGGTCTTGAACGAGGGATGGACAAGCGAGGATGCAATGCAAGCCTTGCACAACATCTTCGGCGACACCGAGAGGCTCAAGCCAATGCCAAGCTTGCTTGAGAGTCGCACAGACGTACCCGAACCAGACCACACAAGCAAAAGCAATGCTTTGACCAAGCACATTCTTGCCACGCAGAAGAAAGACGAGGACAGTGCCGTGCCAATACCGAAAGCACCGAACGCTGATGCGTCTGCGTTGATTGACCTTGCGTTGACATCCAACGGCTTGCCCAAGATTTCGGACATGATTGACACCATGCAGAAGATGAGTGACGACATTGTTCGTCTTCGCAAGTCATCAGCCACGATTGTTGCCCCTACGACTTCCGAGGTCAAAGGTGACGGCACGATTCCGAGTGGCAAGGTCAAGGTTGCCAAGGCTCATGCGTTGTTCGGCATCACAAAGGGTCTCGACAGTTTCGACTTCGACGTTCCATGTTGGGAATGGGATGGCGACCATCCTCACGTGCCAGAGATTGACACCAACTACGTGTTCAGACCAATGAGTTTGTTCAGAGTTCTGTATGCGTTGATTACCAATCAGCCTTGCTACTTGCATGGTCACACTGGTTCGGGCAAGACGACACTTATCGAGCAAGTGGCTGCTCGTCTGCGTTGGCCCTTTGCACGTGTCAACTTCGACAGTGAGATTACACGTATGGACTTGGTTGGTCGTGACGTCTTGACCAAGGACGGCGAGGCTACGATTTCCAAGTTCGTGGACGGCATACTGCCACAGATGATGGCAAGCCCTACGATTGGTTGCTTTGACGAGTTGGACTTCATCAGACCTGACATTGCCTACGTGATGCAGAGAGCCTTCGAGGGCAACGGCTTGTTGCTTACCGAGGATGGTGGTCGTCTTGTCAAGCCACATGCAATGTTCCGTATGTTTGCGACTGGCAACACAGTTGGTCAAGGCGACGAGTTCGGCATGTACCAAGGTGCAAGACCACAGAGCATGGCATTGCTTGACCGATTCAAGGTTTGGATTCACGTCGAGTACATGGATGCAAAGCAACGTGAGGAACTTATCAAGTCTTCCGTGCCAAGCTTGGACAAAGCAATGGTCAACAAGGTCAGCAAGTACGTGACCGAACACATCAATGCGTTCACGACGTCCAAGGTCATGCAACCTATTTCACCACGTGGTTACATTGCACTAGCCAATGCCATCCACACATTCACTTCACTGATGCCAAGTGGAGACAACAAACTTGGTGTGCGACAAGCCATCGAGACAGTTGTCCTCGACAGATGCTCGGCTCAAGACAGAGCCGTGTTGAATGGTATCGTAGACAGAATCTTCAACTAGGGAGGTAAACATGAGAGGAGATTTATTCACACACGAGGTTCAAAAGACCTCATCCGTATTCGGTAGAAAGCAAGACGTATCCGTCGTGTTCCAAGGCGATGGAGCGGCGACGGATGGTTCGACCATCTATCTGCCGTCTATTGACCACAATGCAGAGGTTGATGATGCCACTGCCGAGGTCATTCGTGGCTACGTTGACCATGAGAGTGGTCACGTCAAGCACACAAACTTCAAGGCTCTTCGTTCGTTCTTCAATGAGTGTGCGAAAGAAAACAACGTATTGCTCAAGTCACTAGCCAATGGTCTCGAAGACGTGTGGTTGGAGAGACGAGTCATGCGTGATTACCCTGGGAGTGAGAAAAACTTGCGAGCAACTACGTCTGCGGTCAATCGAGAGTTCCTTGACAACATACCCAAGACGGACAAGCGATTGAAAGACGACAGATTCCTCGCACCAGTTGCCATCACTTGGGAGGGTCGCAAAGGATATGGTGGCGAGACGTGTGCTGAATGTCTTGACGTATGCAGTGACAATCTTCGCAAGAAGTTGCCAGTGTGGGTCAAGGCTATCGACGCATGCAGAAACAGCAAGGACATTGTTGACCTTGCACGAACCATCGAACGTGAACTACGAGAGGAGGCAGATGCCAATGAAGAAACTGATAAGCCTTATGGTCGAGCTACGAAAGGGGATAAACCTACGAGTGGAGATGATGGTCGAGCCCCATCAGAGGAGAAAGGCGATGGGTCTGCTGATGAGGGGTCTGACGGAGATGGGAGCGAAAGCGACAACCCTTCGAGTGGTGGAGAGAAAAGCGAGCCAGACGACGGACACAAACACGGCAACGAATATGGAGGCGGAGAACGTGGTGATGCTGACACGGAGACGAAAGCCGAAGACATCGAAGACGTAGAAGTCTACGAACAATTCGACGTCAGACAATGTGTGGTCAAGGAACTACGCAAGACAACCGAGTTGCTTGAGGGGGGTCGTGGTTCGTATCGTCCGTTGTCTACTGCCAGTGACAAGTGGCATCACAGACTTGACGAGCCAACCAAGTACGGCTCACGTCAGACGCTTGGCAGATGGATGGCAAAGGGTACGGCAGACGAGTATGACAAGCAAGTTGCTGGCATGGCTGGCGATGTCAATGTCATGCGACGAAAGCTTGAGCGTGCCTTGCTTGCTCGTGAGAACCGAGATTGGGATTATGCCAAGGAACAAGGTCGTCTCGATAGCAGACGTTTTGTTGGTGCGTACAACAGCAAGCCTAACGTATTCAAGTTGCGTACCGAGAGACAAGACTTGGATACTGCCGTCACGTTCTTGATTGACCTATCGGGTTCGATGGCAAGCCACAGAGCCTACGTTGCTATGCAGTGTACGATTGCTATGGTCGAGG